GAAGACGCTCGCCGCGAGCATGATCCCCGGGGCTCATCACCTTCAGTGGGCGGACCCGATCTATCGCGGCCTCGCGGCCATGTTCGGCGTCCCCGAGGAGGTCCTCCGCGACCGGACGCAGAAGGAGCGCGGCGTTCTCGCCGGCGACCTCGAGGTCGTTCCCCGTCACTGCCTGCGGACGCTGGGTACGGAGTGGGGCCGCGACATGATCCACCCCGACATCTGGGTCCGGCTGACGATGCAGCGGATCGACACACTCGCCGAGACCATCGGCTCTCAGGTGTTTGCCATCTGCGGCACGCGGTTTCCGAACGAGGTCCAGGCGATCCGCGAGCGTGGCGGGGAGGTCTGGTGGGTGGACCGGTTCGCCAGGCAGGAAGGCGACCATGTCAGCGACCGGCTCATCGGCCCGCACGACTGCGACCGCGTGATCAAAAACTACGGCCGACCGGACGACCTCCGCAAGGAGGTAGAGGCCGCGTTCATGCTAGCCGTCTTCGGCGTGGCCGCTGGTTCCTGATTCTGGAATCTGGAACGCTCACCCGGCAGCCGCCGGGGGCACCGACAGCGGCCGGGGCGACACGCCACGCCGGGCGGCCGCCACCTGGGCTGGGTCCACATACGAAGCGTAGGCCACCCGCGAGCCCGGGGCGTGCCCGAGATGCCGCGGGGCGGCCCCCGGCTCCTGGATCTCGACGTCGGTCGCCGAGGTCCGGCGGACCCACTTCCAGGTCCCCGTCCGGATGCCGGCCCGGCGGACGAGCGTCCGCACCTGATCGGAGAATGTCTCGTGGGAGCCCAGCCACGGCGTCACGAGCTCGCGAGGGCACCGCACGAGCGAGGCCCGCAGGGCGGCCATCGTCGCCTCCGACAACTGGAACACCGTGAACCGGCCGGTCTTGTGCTGGTCCCACGCGACGACGCCGTCCTCGGTCACCTGATCGACCCGCAGCCGGCGGACCTGGTCCTCCCAGCGGAGGCCGCTGTCATAGGCGACCCGGATCGCCAACGCCCACCACTCCGACCGCCGCAGGCCGCAGCGGTGCCACCGCGGGAGCGACTGGCAGGCGACCAGGAGCCGCTCGATCTCCTCGCGGGTCCAGGCGACCGGGGCCTGGTGCGGGACGCGGACCCGTCGGACCCTACGCATGAGCGACACCGGATCGACGAGCCCGTCGTCGACGGCCGACCGCCACAGGGAGAGCACCATCTGCCGTTTGGATCTGGCGGTCGAGGGCCGCACCGTCTTCCCGTAGTCTGCCAGCCAGGCCGAGACGAGCTGCGTGTCCAGTTCGTCGAGCCGAACCGGGTGGCCGGCCCAGCGGTCGAGGAGCCGGACGCAGATCTCATACTGCCGCAGCGACTCGCGGTCGAGCGGGTGGGTGAGCGCGTACGCCGAGACGTAGTCGGCGAGTGTCTGCGGGTCGGCGTGGCGGATCATGGATGCACCGTTTGAAGTAGGTCGCATCCATCGCGTGGGCAAGCCGCATCATGCGGCACCGTTGGTCAAGCGTGTCGAAATGGTCCGGGAGAATCCAAATAATCCCTACAGGGGGATGGCCCCCTCGATACGGCATCGGTCTACGGAACCGAAGGTTGAAGGTTCGAGCCCTTCCGGGTGTATTCGGTCCGCTGTTCCAGGGTATGGACGGCGGGCCGGTCTGGGCAAGTTTTGGCGGCTGGGCTTGATTCAGCCTGCCGGACTCCTAGCATCCGGAGGCTATGGCGATGATCGTCGACAAGTCGGGGCGGCAGCTCTGCACCACTACCGAGGCTGCGAGGGAGTACGGCTGCCAGCCGTCCTACATCCGGACGCTGGCTTCAAAGGGGATCCTCTGGTCGAAGGTGGAATCCCCTCGCGTGGTGTTCTACGATCTGGAGCAGGTCAAGCGCGTCGCCAAGGAGAATCGGGCGACGAGGAAAAAGCGGGGCGGGCGTCCACCGAGGGGCAACCGCGCCGCCTGAGAAAGTGCGGCCCATGCTCGCCTGGCTCCTGTACGCTGTCCGTCTGCTCGCCTCCGTGGTCATGCTGTTCGTCACGATCACGTTTCTGATCATCGCGGCCGTCGACCCGAAGACGCGGTGGCTCCTGCTGGGCATGGCCGGCCTGTTCGGCGTGGCCGGGGCGTTCGCCTGGCCTCGACGGCCGAACGCATGGCGGCACGATCCGCCGACCGATCGGCAGGTCGCCTTTGCTCGCGACCTCGGGATCTCCATCCCGCGGAAGATCACGAAGGGCGAACTTTCGGACCTGATCTCGCAGGCCAAGCAAGTTCGCGACGCCCTCTAGGCTCGCCAAAAGCGGCGTTTCTCTCGCGAAAACGTGGGTTCTTTTTTCTTGCTCAAGACCCCTTGACCAAAAGGCGATAACTCCACTAGATTCCCCGTCGCGTCATGGATGACACGACGAACGTCGAGTTGTTCAGTGCATGGAGGCACGTCATGAACGCCACCGTTTGGATCGAGCTGCTGATCGTTGTCCTGCGGATTGTGTCCGCCGGGCTGGCCGACTGAGTCGGCGTTTTTTTGAGACCACAAAAGGCGAAAAGGAGTTTTGGCATGGACGCCAACTTTCGGATGCCGGGCGATGCGGAAGCCGCCGCGGCGGTTGCAGGGATGCAGGACGTCTACGGCCGCTCGCCGGTCGAGCACGCGGTCGGGGACTGGATCTCGTGGCACGCCGCTGACGGGATCCGCAGCGGCCGGATCGAGGCGATCTCCGGCGAGGTCCATCTCGTGATGCAGGCCGACGGCCGCCTGGCGAACGTCAGCCCGAGCCAGATCGCGAGGGCCTGACCATGCTCAACAACCACGCCCACCACCGGCGCGACTACCGGGAAGGCCCGTGGGAGGCCTTCCTCCAGAAGAAGGCCCGGGCGATCCAGAAGCTCATGGCCCCCGGGCGGGTGCTCGAGCAGCTCGTCGCCCAGGCCCGGCCCGTCGGGGACGGCCTCTACGCCATCCCGGCCGGCCCGGCCCTGTTCCTCCGGGCGAAGGCCAGCCTCGACGAGTTCCGCGTGATCGCGAACGACACCGAAGGCGAGGTGCTGCGATGAGCGACTCCTGGCTGGGCTTCTGGCTGATCGTGGCATCCGGATGCCTGATGACGTTCACGGTCTGCACTGTGGCGGTCGGCCTGGCGGTGGTGATGAATCGCATGGAGGAGCCCCGTGGCGGATGCCGCGGCGGAGGATGCCGGCGGGATGCCGGTCGGCATGGATGCACCCGGTCGGGGGCGGTCGAAGGACCGGCCGCCTCCGATTTCGCGACGCTGGCCCGCGCGGGCTGGGTCGACATGGAGACGGTTCGGCGAATGGAGGGGAAGTGATGGCGATCAAGATCGAGCGCGGCGTCAGCCGCGGAGCGGCCCGCGTGGTGCTGTACGGCACCGAGGGCATCGGCAAGAGCACGCTGGCGGCACAGTTCCCGGCCCCGGTGATCCTCGACACCGAGGACGGCACGCGGCAGATCGACTGTGCCCGCGTCCGGTGCTCCGACTGGATGACGCTCCAGGGGGCGATGGTGGACCTCGGCGGCAACGCCCAGGGCTTCGAGACGGTGGTCGTCGATTCGGTCGACTGGGCCGAGCGGCTCGCTCTCGAGCACATGCTCCGCAAGGACGGCAAGCGGAGCGTTGAGGACTACGGGTTCGGGAAGGGGTTCGTGAAGCTCGCCGAGGTCATGTCGGCGTTCCTGGGCATGGCCGACAACCTGATCGACCGCGGCGTGAACGTCGTGTTCGTCGGCCATTCGACGGTCAAGCGGACGACGCCGCCCGACCTCGACGAGGGCTGGGATCGGTACGAACTGAAGCTCTCGCGCCAGGTGGCCCCGCTCGTTAAGGAGTGGGCCGACGCGCTCCTGTTCTCGAACTACCGGACGCGGCTGGTCGAGGGGACCGACGGACGGACCCGGGCCAAGGGCGGGAAGGAGCGGATCCTGTTCGCGGAGCGGACCGCGGCCTGGGATGCGAAGAACCGCTACGGCCTGCCGGCCGAGCTGCCCATGACGATCGAGGCCCTGGCTCCGCTGTTCGCCGGCCCGCGGGCGGTGCCGAGCCCGAGGCCCCGAGGCGGCTGGCTGGAGCGGGTGGCCGCGGCCGAGACCGTCGAGGTCCTCGGGCAGATCGCCGACGAGGCCGACCAGGCCGTGAGCGATGGCGACATGACGAAGAGCCAGCGGAATCGGCTCGACGTCGAGATCGCCAAGCGGCACGACGCGATCGAGCCGCGCGAGGTGGAGGCATGAGCGACTGGTGGTCGTTCGCGCGGATGCGAGGCGACGACCAGCCGCGGACCTGGATGCGGTGGTCGGAGTTTCGGGAGTTGGTCAGGGCGGAGATCCCCTGCCTGAGCGACGACGACGTCAAGAAGGCCGTGCGGACGTCGCGGCCGGAAAAGCGGTACGGGCACTATCGGTACACGAACGAGCAGATGGAAGCGGTCCGAGCGTATGCGGCCCGCCTGGGGGTTCTGAAGGACACGAAGGAGACGGCGAATGTCTGACGACGCGATCGACTGGGGCGACTGGGGCGGCGAGGAGCAGGAGTCGAAGCTGCTGCAGCCGGGCGAATACACGGGCAGCATCACCGAGGCGGCGTGGGTGGTCGAGCCATGGGCCGAGCGGACGTTCCCTGGAAGCGGCGGGAACATGCTGAAGGTGAAGGTCGAGATCGACGCTCCGGCGGGATACGCGGCGACGATCACGCGGATCCCGCGGATCAAGGAGCGGCGATGGCAGTATCGCGCGGTCTGCGGGGCCGCTGGCGTGCCGGCCCCGTCGAAGGACGGTCCTCCGTGGAGCCCGTCTTGCCTGGTCGGAAAGCGGGTCCAGGTGCTGACAAAGATCTACACGAACCCGAAGACCGACGAGAGCAAGGTCGAGATCGAGAAGTGGTTCCCGGCCGAGACCTGGACGCAGCCCGACGCCGGCCAGCCGAAGCCGGCCGAGAAGCCTGTGGTCCACCGTACGCCGACCCAGAAGGCCGACGCGGCCTCCGGCGTGATGCCCAACGACGACATCCCGTTCTGAGGTGACACATGGCAACGGTCCACAAGATCGAGGTCTACGGGTACGACGTCACGCTCTACGAAAAGGAGGGCGAACTGGTCGTCTTCCAGGGGCTGCCGATGGTGCAGCTGCGGCACGGCACGATAGTGAAGCCGAACGGCTTCCACAGCAACATCGCGGACGCGAAGCGGGAGGCGGCCGACAAGATCGACGAGATCCGCCAGCGGCTCGCGGAGCGGGCCGCGCAGCTGCGGAAGGAGGCGGACGCATGGACTGGGTGATCCGCACGGGACCGAACGGGGTAATAGGAGTCGCCGGGGCCATCGAGATCGTGCGCAACCGGCTGGACTACATGCAGCGGCACCCGCACGTGCCCCGTGAGCGCCTGATCGCCGAGGCCCTCGACTACGCGAGGCACGTGCAGCGGTGGGTGGCGGACAACGAGCCCCCGCCGCCGCCTCGGGTGCCAAAGCTGAACCGCAACGGAAAGCCCGGGCCAATGTCGGACGGATAGGAGACACGGCGGCCGCTCCCGGCCGCAGGGGCTGACTCATCGCAGCCCCAGGGAGGACGCCGCGGGCGGTCGTCTGAAACACCCGCAGCCGGAGCCGGAGACCTTTCCGCCGGCGATCCGACCGCCGGCCCGGCGTCACAGGGCAAATACACGGAGGAACATGATCATGTCGACACGCAAATATCGCGGAACTGTGTTGGACAGCGGCCACTGTCACATTTTTCCCGAGCGCTTTTTCAGCGCATCGCCATTCGGTGTTTCCATCCGTGTGGAAGGGTCCGGGCACATGTCATCGGGCGAGTGCCGCAGGCTGGCTGGATTCCTTCTGGAAGCCGCGGAGTGGTGCGATCGAAGAAACGACCTGACCGACAGGCTTATGAAGGCCTCCGCGCAAGAGGCGGCCGCGCTCGTCGAGCGGACGGGCCGGGAGGTCGAGGGCGGGGAGAGTGAGTATCGAGTTGCGGCGGCGTCGCGGTGACGCGGTCGAGGATGGTGGAAGGGATTCAAAGCAAAGGAGGCCGCCATGCGGCTGCTGAAGACAGAGAACAGGAAGATCGGCGTCGATGAACTGAACATCGCTGATTCGTACCAGCGGACGATTGTGCCTGCTCGCGTCAATCGAATCGCAAAGGGCCTTGACCATGACGCGTTCGGCTCGCTCACTGTTGGCCAGCGGCGTGATGGCACCTACTGGGTTGTCGACGGCATGCAGAGGCTGACTGCCGCCCGAAAGCTCGGCATAGCCATGGTTCCGTGCGACGTGTTTCAGTCCGACGGACAAGAGCACGAAGCACGCGTGTTTCGGCTTAAGAATCGAGAGCGAACGAATGTCACTGCTTGCGCGTTGTTTCGCGCTCAACTGGTCGAGGGAGACGCGCAGACTGTTGACATCGCTGACACCGTCAAGGCCGCCGGGTTGAGCCTCCGGTTTGAGAACGGAAAGCCTGGGTGGCCATTTGTGAAAGCCGTCGTGTCGCTGGAGAAGGCTTACCGCAAGGTTGGCAAGAGTGGGCTTGCCACTGTCCTCGCGATCATCTGCGAATCGTGGTTTGGCGAGTCGGAGGCACTTCGAGGTGACATCATCAGCGGCCTGGCGTACTTCATTCACAAAACGCCCAACTTCGACAAGCCCCGCCTCGTTGCAAAGCTTGCTGACAAGCCGATCAGCGCGTTGATTCGAGCAGCCGATGCAACGTTCAAGCTTGAGCGAGACCGTGCCGCGTCTAGCAGCGATAGATCGTTTGCGATGTGCATGGCGATTGAGTGCATCTACTCCAAGGGACTGCGAAAGAAGAGGCAGGCGGTCTGATCGCAGCCGCCCTCGTGATAGGCACGGCGCCGCTTCGACGCGGCAGGGCGGAATGGAAAGGAGCCCATTAAGTGAAAAACCGTCATGGATCGACGGTCGTCGACTGGAGAGAGGTCGCCAGCGATCGAGAAAAATACCAGGCGTACCTGTGCAGTCGTGAGTGGGCTGAACTCCGGAACGCTGTACGCCGTCGGTGTGGAGGGATGTGCGAGCGGTGTGAAGTTAACGAGATGGACTGCGTTCACCATCTCACATACGCACGCAAGTACCGCGAGCGGCTTGATGATCTGGCTGGCTGGTGCAACCAGTGCCACGAGTTCACACACGGCAAGACAGACTTCGACCCAAAGGATGGAGTTTTGCGTTGCAGTGCGCTAGCTAATCGCTTGAAAGAGAATCGGTACTCGCCAGGTGAAGAAGCAAAACTTTTGGAAGAACTTGTCCAACTGAGGAGAAAGATACAGGGCATCAAATGAACTACGACGAACTGAACATGGAGACTTCCTACATCTGCGGGCTGCTCGAGCTGACGCTCGACAATCCGGAGCGGGCCTCCAAGATCGCGACAATGGTGCCGCGTGATGCCTTTGAGGACGAGACACTCGCGGACATTCAGCAGATGTGCTCTTCGCTGCTGACGAACGTCGAGCAGCCTGGCATGGCGGACATGGCCCGGCACGAGCTCTGGCAGTCCGTCCGGAGCCGTGCCATCGAGTGCATCGAGGCCTTCGTCAAAAGCCGCTGCGCCTACAGCCTCGGGTCCGAGCGGTTCGCGTGGCACGTGAGGTCCGACTGGAAGAAGCGGCTGCTGTCGGCCGCCGGAACTGACCTCAAAGTCGCGATCGACCGGCAGGCCTCGCCAGCGGAGGTGATTGCGGCCGCGAGGGTGGTCGAGGAGGCGGCCGAGGGGGCCGAGTACGGCGACAGGACGCCGACGCTCATGGACGCGGTCGACGAATGGCTGCGGATGGAAAGGACTCCGGTCGTCCCGACGGGGTTCGGCCCGATCGACATGCTCTGCGGCGGCGGGCTGCCTCTGGGGGGCTTGTTCGTTGTGGCCGCCCCGCCGTCTGTCGGCAAGAGCGCCTTGGCCCTGCAGCTCACCCTGGGGGCCTTGGATCACGACCGCGAGATGAACGCGGTCTGGTGCATGGGCGAGATGACGATGGAGGCCATGGCCCGCCGGGCCACCTGCAACTGGTCGGCTCGTGGCGGGATGCACCCGGTGACGATGGGCGCGGCGGAGCGCGGGACCGACCTGGCTCGCGGTGCCGGCGTCAACCTCGCCCACGCGATTGGCGGCCGGATGCAGTTTGTGAAGCCGCCTCTGACGATGCAGAAGATCGAGGAGATCGTCGTCGCCAGCCGGGCAAGGCTTTTGGTCGTCGACTACGTCCAGCTCGTCGAGCTCGAGGGGGCGAACGATCGGAGGGCGGAGATCGACGGGATCGTGAAGCGGGTCCGCCGGCTGTCCCTGGAGCACAACGTCGCCACGATCTGCCTCAGCAACGTGTCGAAGGTCGTGAGCGGCGACACCCGGATCGGTGCCATCGGCAAGGAGTCGAGCGAGTTGGACTTCGCGGCCGACCTCCTGCTGCTCGGGATCGCCGAGGAGCGGAAGGACCAGCCTGGGCCGAGGCCGGTCAAGTGGGCCTGCAAGAAGAACCGCCACGGCGACTGCCGGGACATCGAGACGATGTTCGACGGCAGACTCCAGACCTTCACAGCGGCCCTGGCTTCGCCTGACGCGGCCTTTGACGATTGGAGTGCATGACATGGCCTTCAAGGGCAAAGAAGCCTCCAGGGGCGAAATGCGGAGGCGACACGAGGCAATCATCCGGAGCGGTGCGCTCCGCGGGCTTCGATCGGAGGGGCGGATGGTGTTCGTCCTGGCTCTCTGCTGGGCCGACTACAAGACCTGCCAATTCCGCATGTCGATCCGCGGAGCGGCGACGACCGCCGGCGTGCAGCCGAACAGCGTCCGTCGCGGACTGGCCCAGCTGATCGAGCTTGGCGTCATCCAGGCCGGGCCTTCGCAGCCCGGCAAGCGGCAGCTCTATCGGTTCCGCCCCCCCGAAAATAGCGGTGACGAGTCGTTACCGGGGGGGTCACGAGCCGTGACCGCCCCCCGGTCACACACCGTGACCACCCCGGTCACCACTCGTGTACGGCGCGCACACGAGCCGTGTACGGAGGGGTCACGAGCCGTGACCGGCGCGCACACAGGGTGTGACCCCTATTCCTCAATTGTCCTCAAGGATTCCTCAAGAATCCTTGAGGGCACAAGTGCCCTCACCGGCCGGACCGGGCCTGCCGGCCCGGCCGGCCAATCTGACCTCGACCGCGATAATGGAGATTTCACATGACCGACCGCGACCACTTCGCCGCTGCGGCGACTGACGATCAGTCCGACTGGCTGCGGCACGCGATCGCCTCCGACAAGATCACGATCGCGGAGCTGGAGGCCGAGATCGAACGGCTGCGCGAGGCCATCCGCCGCCTCGCGGACCAAGACGCCACGCTGTCAGTGTGCGGCGGCAACGTGACGGTGCAGGTGGACGGCACGCTCACCGACGAGGAGCGGGAGGCGATTGAGCTGGCGGCAGGCGACTACCTGTACCACCAAGACCCAGGAGGCCGGGCTCAATGGATACGGCAGACGCTTCGCGGGCTGCTGGAGCGAACGCTATGAAGCCCGCCCCAATCATCGGCATCGACCCCGGCCCACGAGAGTTCGCGTGGGTGCTGTGGGACGGGTCGCGCGTCCTCGACTGCGGCGACGTGCCGAACTACCGGCCGGGGGCGTTCCTGACGCCATCGGTCGGCTACCGGGTCGCGGTCGAGTGGGTCGAATCATTTGGAATGGCCGTCGGTCGCGAGGTGTTCGAGACGGTCTTTTCGATCGGCCGCATGGCCGCGATGAAGGACGTCCGCCTGGTCCCCCGCCGCGACGTCAAGCTCCACCTGTGCCGGTCGGCGAAGGCCAAGGACGGGAACATCCGCCAGGCCCTGATTGACCGGTTCGGCCCGGTGGGTACGAAGAAGAACCCGGGGCCGCTGGCTGGAATCTCAAACCACCGGTGGGCGGCCCTGGCCGTGGCGGTCACGGCCTTCGACCTCGAGCAGACGGACCACGAGGCGACCTTCCACCGGATGACCGGGACCTGACGGCATGGAGGCCAGGATGGTACGACGCGACGTCTCGCGGAGTGGGGTGCGGAATGGGCGGCGGCTCATGCGGGACCGCTCGGGGCGGCTGCTCGGGTCGACGCGGATCGTGCTCTCGGCGATCCAGGTCCGGGCGGTCGAGCGGATGTTCCGGACCGGCCGGAGCCTGGAGGCGATTGCGGACGCGATCGGGGTTTGCAGGAACACGATCCAGCGGATCCTACGCGACCAGCTGCAGCACGTGCCGCGGCGGAAGCGGTCGTGGATGGACACGGCACGGCGGGAAGACCCGTCCCCTGACGAGCTGCGGCAGCAGATGGCAGACCTCCGCGGCTCATAGGGCAAATCGGTGGCCGCCGCTACCCTCGCGGCATGGCCTCCGCCCTCCAAGCCCGAAGCCCGCTCCACGTCGCCTTCGTGCGCGGGAACGACTATTCCGCGATCATCGACTTCTCGATCGCGACGACCGGCTACCAGTTCGAGGCCGAGATCTACTCGCTCACGAACGGGGCGATCCTGGCCGAGCCGGCGATGACGAACTTCGACGCGGCCGCCGGGAAGGTCAGCCTGGTCATCACGGCTTCTGTCGGCAACACACTCCCGATCGGGACGCTCGGGCTCCGGATCCGCTGGATCGCCCCGGGCATCCGCGACGTCCTCGGGGGCACGTGCGAGGTACTCCGGTGAGCGACATCCAGGTCGAGATCAAGCCGCTCGAGGTCCAGGCGACCGTCTCCGGGGGATTCGGCCCGCAAGGGCCAGCCGCCACGATCACCGTCGGCACCGTGACCACGGGTGCGCCTGGCAGCTCGGCGAGCGTGGTCAACGCTGGCACGGCGAGTGCGGCGGTGCTGAACTTCACGATCCCGGCTGGGGCGCAAGGCATCCAAGGCCCGCAAGGCCCGCAGGGAATTCAGGGCGTCGCCGGTGCGAAGGGTGACCAGGGTGCCCAGGGTGAACCGGGCGTCCAAGGCCCGGCCGGCGTCGCTGGCCCGCAAGGTGCGAAGGGTGACCAGGGTGAACCGGGAATCCAAGGCCCTGCCGGGGCTGCCGGGGCCACGGGTGCCACCGGCCCGCAAGGCCCGCAAGGCGATCCCGGCGTCGTGTCTGCCACGGCTCCGATCACCTACTCGTCGCAGACGGTCGGCATCTCGGTCGGCACTGGCCTGGCGACCTCGGGTGGTGCTCTTGTCGTGTCCTACGGCACGACCAGCGGCACGGCGTGCCAGGGGAACGATTCGCGGCTGTCCGACCAGCGGGTGCCGACCGACGGCAGCGTCACGACGGCAAAAATCGCGGACGGGGCTGTGACCGCTGCGAAAATCGCGAGCAACCAAGCCGTGACGTTCCTGA